AAAATCCCGGTCGTCCCACGATCCGCGTACTGGCCGGGTTACGCCACCGCGCCGCCGATGAGGCGCTCGAGGCGATGCATAAAGCCGGCGTCGGCTTTTACCAGCGCGATCGCCAGCTCGTGCGCTGTGCCTCGATGAAAGCTAAAACATCAGACGGCAACGCGATCGAAGTCCCTGTCATCCTGCCCGTGACAGCTGCCGTCCTGGGCCGCGTCATGGGATGCGTGGCCGAGTGGGAAAAAGTCAAAGCGGATGGCACGCCAATTCGCATCGATCCTCCCAAGGAGGTCGTCGAGCAGGTGGCCGGCATGGCGGGTGAATGGCCATTTCCGCCACTGACCGGCGTGATCGCCACTCCGACGATGCGCCCCGATGGCACGATCCTCGATCGCATCGGCTACGATCCCCCGACCGGCCTGGTGCTGATCTCGCCTCCTCCGATGCCCGCGGTGTCACCAATGCCGACGCGGCACCATGCCGAGGACGCACTGGATCTGCTCTGTGAGCTGCTGGTCGAGTTTCCGTTCGCGAGCGACGTGAGCCGATCGGTCGCGCTATCGATGATCCTCTCCGCCGTCCTCCGCGGCGCCATCCCAAACGTTCCGATGCACGTGGCGACAGCGCCGCAGCCAGGGACAGGCAAAAGCTACCTGTTCGACATCGCGTCGACCATCGCCACGGGCGAGCGCTGTGCCGTCATTTCGATCGCTCCAAACCCCGAGGAAACAGAAAAACGCCTGATCGGCGCGGCACTTTCCGGACAGCAAATCATCTCGATCGACAACGTAAGCGACATGATGATGGGTGACTTTCTCAACCAGGTGACGGAGCGCCCGCTGCTTCAGCTCAGACCCCTTGGCACATCCATACCCGTCCGTGTTGCTAACACGTTCACGGTTTTTGCCAATGGCAACAACCTCTCGGCGCCGGCCGATCTGGTGCGCCGGACGCTCGTGGCACGCCTCGACGCCGACGTTGAAAATCCCGAGGAGCGGGTGTTTGACGGCGATCCGGTTCGCGCCGTCCTTGCCGACCGGGGAAAATACGTCGCCGCCTGTCTCACGATCGGCCGCGCCTATGTCAGCGCCGGCTACCCGTCGCCCGTGCGGCCGCTCGCCAGCTTCGAGGGGTGGTCAAATCTCATCAGATCCGCGCTGGTCTGGCTCAAAATGCCCGATCCATGCGCCTCGATGGATCTGGCGCGCGCCGAAGACCCGATCAGGGCCGCGAAGGCGGCGGTTTTCCACGCCTGGCAAGCAGCAATCGGCCTCGAAGGCCTCGGCCATGCGGTTTCTGAAATTGTCGAGATTGCGGACCAGTTCGACGAGCACGGATTTGTCTACCCGACTTTCCGGGAGGCCTGCATGTCGGTCGCAGCCGACCGGGCAAAGGCGAAAATTTCTCCGGTCAGGCTCGGTAAGTGGTTGACATCAGTGGATAATAATCGCATCTCCGACCTCAAGCTCGTGGTCAACAGGGCCAATCCAGGCCGCCCGAAGTGGATCATGACCCGCCGCTAGCCCTGCAGGGTGTGCAGGATAAGCAGGATTTTCCTATAGGTGCCCCGCTGCGTTTATGCATTATTTGTCTAGTCGTCTATACGAATCTACGTTGATTCGCCCGCGTAGGGGGAATAGTAAAATCCTGCACATCCTGCAGACCCTGCAGGCTAGCGGTGCGCGGTCAGACAGCTATCAGCCTTGCCAAAACTGCCCGGACATGCCAAATAGTCAACGTTTTCAACAGCAGGAGCCAAAATCCATGAGCTGCACCCGCGATACCGGCGCGTCCGTCCCCGAGGCGGTGTTGTGCGTCCTCGTCCGCAAGCACCCGCGCATCCTCGCCACACTCACACAGGCCGATCTGGTCAGCGCAGGCGTCACGTGGGCCGAGGTCGACGCATGGCAGACGTCGCACAACGAAGCCGACGCGAAATCGTTGCAAGCCGCATAACCGCGCGCTACAACGATAGGGCCGGTGCCAGCGCCCCAGCCGGTCCCGCCTCGTCCGGCGCGGGGAGCGATAAACAGCAGGAGGCTATCGTGCGATCATCGCCTAGTGCTCACGACCTTGGATGTGGCAATCGCGGGAGCATCTACGCCCTCGGTTGGCAGGATTTTGGTGGCCGCGTCTCCACCGTCGTCACCGGCGACGATCCCGCGCCCAGGCGTATCGGCCCCGACGATCCCGCGCACAACAGCGCCCGCGAGCTGATCGAGCACGTGATCGCCGACCGCGTCACCAAACCGGCTCGCGATGCAGTGCGCAAAGCTCTCGATGCGGCTGACGCGCCGCCGCAGGGAAAACTGCCTAACGGGGCGCACAGGGCGCCGGAGGGCCTCGGCAAGGCACTGGGTCGCACGTTTGCGAACGTGGGATTGCGCACTGGTGCCTAATCATCCGATCAGCAAGGCTAAACTCGACGAACTCGGGGTCGACGCGGTCTGCGATCTGATCCGCGATGGCAAGTCGCTCACCGAGATTTCCGCGATTACCAGCACGTCCAGGGCGCGGTTCTGCGCCTGGCTGGAGGCAGAACCAAGCCGTTCCGCGCAGGTTATGAAGGCTCGCGCCGACACGGCCTGGCACTGGGATTGCGAGGCTGAGCGCGTTGTTCGTGCGGCTAAGGGGCCGGACGAAATCGCGGTCGCCCGTGAGCTGGCGCACCATTACCGATGGCGAGCGAGCAAAATCGCCCGGCAGATGTATGGCGACCGAGTGGAGCAGATTCACATGGGCGGCGTGGTCCTCCATGTCGAGGACGCTCGCAGTCCGCCCGACAAGTTTTTGGGCGAGTTTATCGAGGTCACGTTGGATGGCTCTGAAGCTCCCGACGACGCGGCGTAGGTCCTGGGAGTGGTATTGCGACCGGCTGGCTGCGGCGAAGCGCGTCGCGCCGGAATATGCGCGCGAGGTCGAGGCTGCGCTGGGACGGCACGATCTGTTTTACCTGCTGGTGCGCATCTTGCGCCGCGAGGACGTTAACAGGGATTGGCTGTTTGCGCGGTGCCGCGAGGTCCAGGCCGCGCCGGACGGGTATCTTGATCTGTGGGCACGTGAGCATTTTAAGTCGACGATAATAACGTTCGGGCTTACTATTCAGGATATACTGAGAGACTCGGAAGTAACGATCGGGATATTTTCGCACACCAGGCCGATCGCCAAGGGGTTTTTGAGCCAGATCAAGCGCGAGTTTGAGGACAACGAGATCCTGAAATGGCTCTATCCCGACGTTTTGTGGGCCACTCCGGCGAAGGACGCGCCTAAATGGTCTGAGGATGGCGGGCTGATTGTGCGCCGCAAGGGCAACCCCAAGGAGGCGACGGTGGAGGCGCATGGCCTGGTCGACGGACAGCCGACCTCGCGCCATTTTAGCCTGCGTGTATACGATGACGTGGTGACGCGCGAGAGCGTGACCAGTCCCGAGATGGTCGCGAAAACGACGGATGCGTGGGATTTGTCCCAGAACCTCGGCACCGCTGACGGCCGCGTGCGGATGATTGGCACGCGCTACAGCCTGTTTGACACATATGCGACCGTGATTGATCGCCGCGCCGCTACTCCGCGCATACACGCTGCAACGCACAACGCGCGCATGGACGGACGGCCGGTGTTCTTTACCGTCGCCCACTGGCAGGAAAAGCTACGCACATCGAGCCGCACGATCATCGCCAGCCAGCAGCTCCAAAACCCAATGGCCGACGAAAGCGCTACTTTTTTGCCGCAGTGGCTGCGTGCATACGAGGTGCGGCCGCGGACGCTCAACGTCGGCATAATGGGTGACCCATCGCGCGGTAGGACTGCGACCTCGGACAACACAGCAATCGCGGTGATCGGGGTGGCATCGAGCGGGGCGAAATATCTGCTTGATGGGGTGTGCCATCAGATGACGCTGAGCCAGCGATGGCAGTCGTTGCGCACGCTCTATCGCCGATGGTCGGCTGCTCGGGGTGTGCAAACCGTCGTCGTCGGCTGGGAGCGGTTCGGCGCGCAGTCGGACGACGAGTATTTCACTGAGCAGATGGAGTTGGATCATAAGGCCAAGGTCGCAAACGCATTTTTCACGATCAACGAATTAAGCTGGCCACGCGAGGGAGGCAACAGCAAGCGGGAGCGCATCGAGCGGCTGGAGCCGGACTTCCGGAACGGCCGCTTTTTCCTACCGTCTCCGATCATGCAGCATGGCAAGCCATGCACGTGGTCGGTCGATCGTGATCCCCAGTCGAAGACGTTCGGGGCGGTGGAATTTCCGGCGTCGCAGGGTCTGACTAAAACGCAGATGGCGGCGCTTGAGGGTGGCTCGCCGGAATTGTTGGCAAAGGCCATCAACGTGCGTGATCCGCTGCTGCCTGGACCGCGCGCGACGGGCGGGACTTACGATCTGACGAGAAAATTTATCGAGGACTATCTGATCTTTCCGTTTGGCCGGCACGACGATCTGCTTGATGCGGCCTCCCGCATTTACGACATGGAGGTCCATGCTCCCGTCGGGCCGTCGACGCGGGTGCAGCGGATGGAAACGTATGTCGATGGGGTGTAAGTGTGCCGTGCTTGCGGGACGAGGCGGTTCTGTGGCATCGTGGCGCGCATAACTGCCCGAGGCTGTTTCGTGCCTAGCACGTCGGACAAGCAACACCGGTTCATGGAGGCGATTGCGCACGATGCCGCCTTTGCGAAGCACGCCGGTGTTCCACAATCAGTTGGCAAAGACTTTGCGCGTGCTGACGACAAGGCCGGCATTACCAAGAAGCCGCCCGGTTCGCCGAAGTCCCGTGATGAGCATATGGCGCGTTTGGCGAAGCACAACACTCAGGTCGAGGTCGGCAAGCAATTTGGCAAGCACCGCAGCACGGTAAGCC